TTCGCTGGAATTCAGCAGGTTAAGATAAGTTCTCATGTTGAAGTTACCCTTACCTGCAGACATTGTAGCTCCTGCGGCAAAGGCCTTAAGCTGGCCTATCTCCCTATCAGCTAAGGTATCAATCTCAGCCCTGGCTAAGGGGGTCATCTTGTTACCATTACGAGCTAGGAAAAAAGCCGTGAGACGCTTCTTGAACCTGTCCTTGACCTTGGGATCGTCAAGTTTCTCACCCCCTTCACCGACTTCGCCCTCCATTAGCTTTACAATATCAGAGAACTTTCCCATGTCCTTTATACTCTTAAGATATGCCTTAGACTTGGCCTCTTGTTCTTTTGCCTCCTGTTTAGATTTGGCACGGCGATCTATCTCGTCTAGCCTAGACTGGGCGAGAAATTCCCTCTCTTCCTGCTTTCTCAGGCCTTTTATGCCCGCAGTTGCACCACTCTGCAGACCCTGCCCAAACATACCACCAAGGTCAACCATACTACGCCTCTAACCACTTCGTAATCTTGGGAACTAAAGCTCTAGTAGCACTTTCACCAACAACCTGGCCACCAAATCCAAACAGATGCCCGAGAAGGCCAGTCTTCCGGTTTAGGGCATCAGTCTTCAAGCCTAAAGCTCTATCGAACTGAGTTTGCCCAGCAAACGATTGAAGACCTGCTAAAGGGTTCTGCTGAATACCTAGAACGGACTCTAAGAGCGATCTATCAGTCACATCTCTCTGCCTACCTGAAGCCTCACGCGCTAAGCCAAGAGCTTCAACATCCCGCAACCGGCCGAACCTAATTCCTTCAAGTGTCTGAATACGGGTTTTCTCGAAGTCCTCCATCGCAGCGGCACCAGGAGTTGAACTGATAAAGTCTGGACCTAGGCTCTTGCGCAGAGATTCTTCTAGGATCCCCTTAGCCTCGGCAAAATCCCTGTTAACCTGCTCTGGAACTTCGCCTTCCCCCCTTAAGAACTTAAGGCTTTCCTGAGCTAAGAGACTCTGTATCTCCTCGGTGCTTTTCTCAAGCTGGGTCGGATCCTTAGGAGTGGCATCTATAACCCTTCCAGCTTCGTCCACAGTGACATTGAAATTCTCACTTAAGAGGACAGGTAGCAAGATGTTGGAGAGCTGGCTCTGCTGCTCTAGTTGCGCAGTCTGGAGATTAAGCAACCTCTGCTGCTCAGGGGCGAGCTGTGGAACCTCAACATCGTCGTCGCCTATAAAGAACTCTACGATGTCGTCAAAGAAGCCCATTTTCTATCTCCTTATCAAGCCGCGTCCCAAGCGCACAACGACATTGTTGCATTAGCCGGGGTGTTATTGAACGTACAGGCTATGGCTTTCCCAGAAACGGTTGACGATTGATCGTCAGATGCGCTGGTGCCGACAACAGAGACAACCTCGGGACCGCGCTTCTGGCCGTTACCGATATCCTCATCGACAACCGTTGCCGTGGCTAGGAAGTGGTCAGGGCCGATATCAATAGGCCGGGGGCTATCGCCGGGGAAGACGACATCACCTGTGCCGGGGATGTTGACTTTACCGGGACCATCGCCCCACCTATTAATCTCTTTTCCTGTCGCTGTTTCTATTAGGATATCCATTGAAATTTTTCCTAACCTGGTTGAACTGCTATCGTGGCTGAACGATCACCTGTCCCTCCGAATACTCCTGGGTCTTCGCTCGACGCTGTAAGCAGACGACGCGCCGTACTTACTTCGGTAGTATCCCCTGTGTCCTCCCTACGCACCTCGTTGCTGTAGTTAGTCGGAATGCCAGTCAAGTTGTCGTCTTTCTGCACGGCAAAGGCGATAAACAAAGTCTCCGCGCTTCCCCATGAAGGCGTGATGCTAGGAGGATCAATACCAGAAGCATTCGTCGCAACTTCGGGAGTGCCGCCAGCGCCGGAAAGCCGATACGAGACATGGATACCATTCCGATTTTCCGCTGGAGCGGTCACGGTCACGGCTGTTTCGCCACCCGCCGCTACTTTATAAAAGCATCCACATGCGCTTCCAGACGCCTCGCCCATCGTAAAGAGTTCAGTCCAACCGGACGGAGGAGCATCAATTGAATCCGGCGCTCCTTGGGAGATCAGGAAAAAAGCCAACAACAAATCACCGGAAGCTACGCCAGACGGCAAACTAACTGAATGCGTTTGCGTACCGCTACTGGCGCTCGTTGTTGTGCCTTCTACGACTACAGGACCAACTGATACCGGACCGCTTAGCTCATCAACACGGCTGAAACGTTTCCCAGGAACCATCCTTTGCGTTATCTCTGAGGGGTGTACAAACCTGGGCGCACCAGGAAGTTCAATTCGCCGACCAACTTCATGAGGTAATCTGAAAGGCATCAGCTTGCATACCTATTTACGAAGCCCCAGACCTCGACAATGCTAGTCGTAGTTACCCAGGCTCCCCAGACACCGCTGGCTCTACCAACTAGGCCAGGGGCTACTAAGACTAGACCCTTCTTATCGTCCGCGGTGATAGTGTGCCTGATGCGTGCCGTAACAGTTGTGGGTCCAAGGCTAAGGCTAAATAGTAACGCAGTAGTAACCTGTGGCTGGGCATAGATCCATACCTCGTCGATGCTGTCTGCCGAACCCGTAACACAGGTGTGGATAAGATTAGCAGTTGACGGAGCAGTAGCTGTTATGATAATCGGCCTACCGTCTGTCGAACCACTTAGTACGATCTTGCTGTAAGTACCCATTAGTTCATCATCCTCTGAAATATAACGATCTCGCCAGCCAAACTGATGTTAGGGTCGTGATACCATCGAGCTTGGCCTATAGCTTGATCGAGTTGGAACCTTATTCGTTCAATCTCCCCTGCTAGGGAAGTGGCTTGACTCTCACTATCAGAAGCATAGGGGTCAGTAGTAGTCTGCATCTCCGCTACGCTCGAAGAATAGTCGTCGATTTGCGTAGTATTATGGTTGTCGATGTGGTTCTGGTGGTCAGCATTGTAGATAACCGCAGTCAACGTTAGACCGCTGGCCCGTGTAGTGTGTGAGTATAATCCAGCGCCCATTAGTCTCTAAACCTTTCCTCGGATGGTATCCTGCGCCACGAAACAGCCTCTCGATCAGCGTTCATAGCCCAGTGAACCTTGCCCATTCCTCGTTTTTCCTCGTCGGCCCAACGCGCCATATCGGCTGCATATATGTTGTCCAGATCTTCTAGCTCAAATCCTTTCTGGATACAACTTCCACAGGCCATAGTGATATGCTTAGAGCCGTCAGCAAAGGTTATCTCGATCTCATTATAGGCAGAGTTGGTAAACATCGCAATGCGCTCACGAATTATAGTCTGACCCTTAGTGCGCTGTATTTCCTGCATTTCAGGAACAGGCTGAAGCTCACAGAGTATTTGGCCACATTTGCACTTGACACTGCAAACACCAAAGCGGCCCTTCTCCTCCATATAGTTGAAGCCCCTTAGCTTCTTCTTGGCCTTATCAGCCTTCTTCAAGGCCCTATCCCTGGCCTCTCTATCTAGGTCCGGCAAAGTCTGATCCTCTTGTAAATAGCATATAGAACTTGGCTATAGAAAAGTCCTGTCCATCGCCGCTATTTCGGCCGACAATAGATAGGCGCCGACCAGCGCCGTGGATTCGTCTCCTCTTATTGATTAAATTAGCACCGGCTAGCTTATCCGTATCGAGTACGAAAGAGCCAAGGGTTGAACCAGAAGTCCCCATGTTAAAGGTTACAGTTTCTGAGATGCTATCGTCCCAGAGAATATCCACCGACAGATCCCAATTACCTGCAGGTTCAACGACTAACTCTAGGAACTTCCCATTCTTTTCTCTGACTCCTAGGGCCGGATCTAAATGTGAAAGATCAAGTTGAGGAGACTGAAATTTACCGTTGTAGCCAGAACCATCCTTGGAACGGTTCTCCTGATCTAAATCCCAGACGAACCCCGCATCGTCACCGCTAGCAGGTCGCTGAATACCGCTGGAGTCCTCCTTAAGCCAGAGCGAACGGTTTGTATCTTTCGTGGATACGGCAAACCGTGGGAGGTCTATACGGTTGAAGTCCACTACGTACTTTCGATCATACGCAGTACCGGATGAAGATGCACCAAACCAAGCCTGTCGCTTAGCAGTGTAGTAGATCGCCTGGGTACGGGGTAGCTCAGCTAGATTACAGTCGTCCCGGATGAAAACGTCAAATTGAGCTATATCTGACAGGTTCCTGGAGCCGATGTTGCCAAACTGCTCGATGGCACTAATCAGATGAAATGAGCCAGTATGGTCTATAAAGAGAATATCATCATCTATCTGGACTGCGCCTAGTGGGCTAGCGCCACCGATGTTAGTGGAGTGCTTCTGAATCTTCCACTTGGTATTATCACTGTCTGTCGTGTCAATCAGATAAATACCCCTTGGATACTTGAACACCACCAGAAGGCCCTTGAAGCTGATAATCTGTACAATCTTTTTTCCTTCGCCGGGGAATACAGCAAACGAGAGGGCCGTAGTTGTAAAGTCCTCATGATCTGTGGCGAGGGACATATATACTCGGTGCGGATCATTAGCGTTTCCGGCCGCACAGAAGCGGTTCTCATGGATAGCTCCTGTTGTGGGCTGATTGGTGCCCGACCAGTCCGACGGAGGGGAGGTTATGTTACTGGTAGTTGCCCCATCAGCGGCTAGAACTTGGACGACATTCTTCCCGGTGATGCAGAACAGCTTGCGATCATTGGCCGCAGCTTCCTTACCGCCCTCCACGAACACTCCGACAACATCGCTGACTGTTAGGCCAGTCTTGAGGGAGACGCTATAAGCGCCGTCACCAGTATCCTTTAGGAGGGCGCCGGCACTTGTAAGGATAATACCCCGCTGTGTTCCATCCGTCGGATGCCAGTCCCATCCACCCTGAATGGTGGGTGTACCAGATAGTTCGGACGAATACTTGCTGGAACCCCCCTCTTTCTGTAGGGTTCCATTCTCATAGGTGATGTTCTCTGCAACTAGAAGCTGTTGTGGGGTCACTATAGCCTGGTTTCTAGTGCCAGTGAACCCATCTAGACCTACGATTAACTCTGCAGTTTCACCTGAAAAGACCATCTGCTATCCGCTAATTATCAGCCCGCTTTCTGTCCTCAAGGGGCGCAACATCTTATGCACCTGGTTCATGCGAGGCTGTATCTTACCAAAGGCACCGCCACCCTGACGCACCATTCTGCGTCTGTTCTCTTTAGCCATAGCCCTAAGGCCGCGCTGTGCAAGGGCCGCTACATCCCCAGCTTTAGCATCGTCCTTGGCTGCATATAGGAAGGCCAAGGCCCAGTCGGCCAAAATAGGTAGGTACTCCCTAGGGATCGTGGGGACGGTCGAATCATCTGCTAGATCACTTGGGAGCTTCATGTATTCATAATCTATTTTAATTAAATCCGTTGCGCTTGTTCCTCCATAGTGTGAGAATCGCACAGCCTGGTCACTAATCATAGCAAAGTTCTTAGGTACACCTGAGCCTGCTGTTTGACGTGGCCACTTTCGTGTAAGTTCTGCCAAGTCAATCCCAATAATCTGGTTCCCGCCATCCTGGAATGGGGTCATTGGCTGAGACATATAAAGGAGATCCGTGGCGAGGGTGTAGTCTAGTTGGAAGAATTTATAGTTAGCTGTCGTATCCGTGTCTCCTGTGTAAACGCTCTCAAGGGTTACAGTATCAGATCCACCAGTATGGGCACTTACGATAAACACATCTGCATGATCGTCAACCTTAAAGTGTCTTCCAGTCATACTGGTGGCTTGTGTGGCACTCAGGGTTGCGGTTGCTGAGTTGTTCGTGACGTTAATGGTTCCCGTGGTGATATAAGGGTTCAGGGTCAAAACAGCCTGATCGTCAGCCCTGAGCCACCACCACGCCTCGTCTACCTCAGGGTCAAGCTCAGCGCCGCCGCGGATGATGCCCAGTTGCGCCCTATTCAAATAGGTGACAACATCGGTATCAAAGTCGCTGGTCCCGTCGCTCAGTTCGTGGCCACGAGTGAGTACGTCGTTGACAAGATCTTGGGATGTAGTGTAGTTTGCCATTATCCCACCGCTATCCTAACGCGCGCTTCAAGTTCGATGCGCTCCATCTGTGGATTTGGTTCCTCTGAGTATTCTTGCAACAAGCGTGTCTCGAATTCTGCCTTTGAGCCGTACCACATATAGGGTTCAATGCCAATAGTTAGTCCCGCATCGTCATGGACGTGGAACGGCACAAGAACTGGAGCCGCAACCGGCTTGCCACCCCTACGCCGCCTAAATGAGCGAGTACGGCGACGGTAGAGGCTCATCTGCTTATAATCGTAACCCTAAGGGTTTCGCCCGCAGTTACGACCTGAAAGAAAGGACGTATGTAGCGAGGGTTCTCCCGTAGGGTTCTGATGATAGCTGTGGTCGCCATCGCAGTGAAGTCGAAAACTCCATCTGTGGGACTGGTCAAAGTTGACCATCGAGCAGTAGGGGTTGTAGGCCACGACTCGTTAGTTCCCTCGATAATTATCCGAGATGTTCCAGCGGCCGTTGATGGTCCACCTATCTGGACGGTCTTGTCAGGCAGGTTCGCGGCGTCCAGGAAGTTGCCCCTCCCAGACACGGTTGCCGTCCAGCTCTGCTCATGAACAGTCTTTGATACATAGCTACCAGTGCCTACAAGGGCTAGGACTGCTGTAACCATTTAGCTCTCCTTTCGCCTATAATCGGGTGCCGCCGACTCAGCCTCTCCACGGGATACCCTTTTCCCCGTGAGTTCCGTCAAGGCGTTTAGGTCGGGCAAGCCCTTCTTTGTCCAATGAGCTGCGATGCTGTGATCCAACTCATAGATGTAGTCAACAAGAGTCTTTCCCGGTTCCTCTACATCGCCCAACGATTGGGCATCCTTAGAGGGTTCGGCTTCGGGCTCTGGTTCGGGAAGCTCTGCTATACCCTCAACATCCTCCGGCATCCCAATACTCAGTCTACCTTCTGGACTCATAGCCCTCAAAGCCTTCCAGGCCCAATCAGGGACATCCTTGAAAGGAATAACGGGTTGACCTAAGCCGCTAGAGTAGAAGCGACCGGCCTGGACGTTGATCTGTCCGTGGGTGGAGTCAACAAAGCGGACATATGGGTTGCTCTTAACGAGTACGTCCCGTCCTCCGGCATCCCTCTCCATCTCATGGACCTTTTCTAGTTGTAACGCCATTAGACATCTCCACTTGGGGTCATACGCTGTTTTATGAGTTTCTTAGACTTTACTCGCTGAGCCTCTTGCTTATCCTCTTCAAGCTGCAACGTCTTCATTTCCGCTAGGCGATGCCAACCATAGGGTTCACGGCCAATCGAGCCATCTTCCCTTTGCACAACCTGGTTAGCGTAAAGCATAGTTGTCTCGTTCGATAGAACGTGAGTACAACCGTGCATCTTGCATCTACCAAGCATATAGGCAACTGCCATACCTCCTTCTTCAACAGTGACACCGTTCCTGTAGACAAAATCAGCGCCATAGAGGTGCATCTCCTTAACTCCGATAAACAAGGCGTATGCGATCATGTAAGCCACGGTGTTGACCGCAAAGATGTCGTCGTCGTGAAAGTCTATGACATCCTTGAGTGGGTATGGACACGCCGTTGGGAACTCGGGGTAGCAAGTGCTTGTAACGATAGGCATCTCGTGCGTACGAAGGAACTTGGTGTAATTCTTACTCCTATGTTCGTCGAGCCACCTAAGATCGTCCATGATAAAGCACTTGTCATGAAGAAACCCTCGAAACCCTCTATTTAGTGTCCACACTTCATCATACGGATTCTTAACACCTTCTTCGCTTAACGATCGCCGCATAAAGACTCTAGCACTAGGACCTAGGGCAACAATCGCTACCTTTTTCGGGCGGGTCATGAGTGGGCCATAATCCACGCCGCCAGGGTTTATTACGGGAACTACATCCCGGTTCTTATCCTTAGCCATACTTATTTCTCCTATCGGAGGTTATTAGTGGGTAGCCTTACCAGCCTCTTGCAATGAAGTAAAAGGCGTGGGTTCGTGGACTGAGAGTTGCCGTCCAGGTAGTTGGTAGTTCTGGAAAGCCTGCCCTCATGGTGGCCATCGATGTTGCCCCGGCGCCAGTTGCTAAGGCCGCAAAGCCTCGTAGAAAGCCGGGAGTAGGACCAGTTGGCGGTCTATTATGGACCCATAGAGGGGCCAAAGTTACAGGGCCAGTTGGACCAGAGTGATAGCCATAACCAGTCATGACTACATAGTCGATGTTGCGCTTCATCCCCCAGTCAGAGGCAGCCGTAGAAAGTTGAATACCTCCAGAGGTGGGATATGCGTCATCGGTAGTATTGTTATCAAGGGTAAGCATCAGGCGTTGTTCCCTCTGCTTGCCAATGATATTGCCGTGGACAAGCCCACGACCGGAGTTAACTGCAACTCCAGCGCCGGTGACGACAGCAAGCGCTGTGGGCAAGACCACGTAGTTGAAGGCTGTGGGGCCTAAAACAACCATAGTATTCTCCTTTACCCTCCTATTAGCCCTCCCCCTTTCGGGATACCAGGGGCTACTAAACGCTAGGACGGTCGGCTAATGGTTAGGTAGCCGCTCGCATGGTGGTCACGTTCGCGGGTTCCTCCCAACGAGGCTCGACATAGAGCATTAGGCGGGCACGAACTCCTGCGGTAGCCGCAGTTGTTGCGTGCGCCTCCATCCGTGATCCAGGCGGAAGCTCTATAACGTATGTGGGAGTATAGTAAACGGCAACGCCATTAACACCAGACGAAGGAAGAGAGATGTTAAAGGTGTTAGTGACAGTGCCAGGGGTCGAGATATCGGCGCCGAATTGGATACCTACTGCGGCACCCGTAAAGGATCCGACGTTCGATGCAGACATTACAACCGCCGCTCCACGTACACGATGGGGAACGTAGCCGGGTCCCCAAGCTGCAACAACGGTTGTAACAGACAAGTCGCTTCCCACAGCTCCGGCCATAGTAGGACCAGCCGTAGGACCGGCTTCGTGGATCATTTCGACTTCGTATCGGCTATGAGTATAAGCCATATCTTCCTCTCGAAAGTTACACCCTCAAGTTGCTGTTTCAAACTGTCTTGGGCGCCAGCACTTAGCTGGAGGTGACGTGAACGATCCTAGCCTGACCAGCATTCGCAGTATCCCAGATAATGCCAAACTCAAGGATGCCGTACCATGCAACTGCACGGGCACGACCAAAGTCGCCCTTGACTTCTGCCCTTAATTCGGGGGTCAGCACTTCAGCCATCACAACAGAATCCTCACCGAAAACAACTCCTTCACCGAGGACCGAGCCTGTTCCTACGAGCTGTAGGGCGTTGGCGTGGTTAGTCTCGATGTGGCGGATGTTCTCAATCCGTCCGATCTCGTTGTTGAACTTGGCCTGAGGATCCGTGTACTTGTGCCACGTCTCCCAATCGGGATCTCTTTTAATACCGCGAAGGCCCAGTGTGCGGAAAACGGCAATATAGTCGTTGCCTTCCCACGGCGGGCATCGGAGGGTATCAAAGAGATAGTCGCGAATTTCTTCAACATGGAACACGTTCCAGTTGGCCGTTGCGGCAGTCGACGCCGTTCCGTCCGTGTCAAATGTGCCAGCAGAGAGTCCGGTCGGGATATACTTGACCTGGGCCGTTTGGAACGCGGCCGCCGCCTTGGTATCCATAACCAGCCCCATCTGATCGCGCAGACGACGCTGAATTCCGTTTTCCAAATCGAAGAAGGTTAGATCTTCTGCGAAGCTGGTGAAGGGAACTGAACGACCGATTTCAACCACCGTCACGGACGTAGTGCTGATCGAGTAGGTATCTTCGGGAATCCTGTTACCTTCAGAGAGGTTCGCAGAAGTAGGCTCGGTGATGGAGGCGATGCGTGTCAAGGTGACAGTATCACCCATCTTCCTACCGTATCCATCCACGGGCTTAACAAAGTCCATGAATACTGTATTCTCAAGGGCCTCCATGTACAAACGCTTGGACATAGCGTGGCTCTTGAAAACACCAGTAGGAGCATCAAATTCCCATGTGAACTGGGCCATGATTCTACTCTCCGTTGGTTACGAAAGTTGAGTCGATTCCCCGCGCTGGGCACGCTGTCTTTTTAGTTTTCGCGATTTTAACGCATCGCCCATTGACGGAGGTCTAGGTCCGGCTTCACTCTGAACTTGATCGACATCAGAGCTTGCCGGGGTAGGCTCGGGTGCGGAGCCGCCTTCAAGCCGGGACGTACCATCCGGCCTTCTGTAGCTCCGTTGCTTATTTGCTATTCTGAGAATCTCACCCTCGACCAACTCTGCGAGCTTGTCACGGCCTTCCTTGCCGTCCGAGAGGTTTCTTAGCTGTTGGATGTTCTGTCCCATTACCAGCTTAACGAGCATCTCCTCGCCAGATAGCTTTGGGTTCTCTTGGTAGAACGCAGACCAGAACTCGTTCTGCGCTTTATCTACGGCGTACTGCCGACTGATCTTCTGTGTAGCCTCAGATACTGCATCTTCTTTGATCTTTTGAAGAACAGGCTCAGGATCGCCAAAGAACTCGATCTGGTCGAACTCGCCCTCTGGCTCTGGTGCTGGCTCAGGGGCAGGAACTAGTTCTGGCTCAGGACGATTAGCCCGTTCCTCCATGACCAGGTTATAGGTTTCCTCGTTCACTTTGCGCATTGTACCACCTATTTCGACCTGATACTCTTCCTCCTGATCCTCAGACTCAGGTTCTGGCTTATCCTCTGGTATTCCATGACCTCGGATGGGTTCGACATTACCAGTTTTTATATGGCTGTCATCCGCAGGTGCCTCCTCGCCAGGCTCACGGTCGCCCTCTAGGTATTCTGTAACCCGCTTGATAAGACCTTTCTTAGCCATCTGCTCCTAACTCCTTTTCTGCCGCCGCCACTCCAAGTCGGATTTTAGTCTGCATATCCTCCTTAAAAGCCCGAAGGCCCGATAGTTCAGCGATTGTACGGCCTGCATCTGTGTCGGTCAATGATCCGTCGCGGTACTTGGTTATTGCCCTTACAAGAACATCTTCTTCGTGTTCCAGTACCCAATCCTCGGTGAAGTTGCGGACCATCCTGGCCTGGGTTCCGCCGTGCAAAAGGCCGAGGCTGTCGTCTAGTGGTTGGTTTACGTTCTCTGCCATGTTCTTACTCCTTTTTCTTAGGTTTTATATCCCTGATTTTAATCCCAGGGCCAAAGACTTCTTCCAGAACCTTCTTATAATTCCCGATATGAATGTCGGGACCACGTTCCTGGATAGCATCATCTAACTTCTCCAACGCACGTTCTAGCTGTCTAGCAAGAGGCTTTATCTTTTCGTTTGCTGAGTGAACCGTCCTACCTTCTGTAAATAACAAAGTAAACTCCTGTGGATTACTCTCGTCGAATAGTGGTGTTAGACGTTCAATCTTATTAAGTATTCTGTAGAATTCCCTTTGTGCTGCGTCCTCATCTCTTGGTGCCTCTGGCAGGTTATCAACATCAACCTCTATCCGCTTTATCTTATCTGCAGATACACGGCGGCCGGTTTCGATGAAGGGCATATCTGGAGCAAACGAACGGCTGACCTCGCGGCCTAAGGTAGTTACGTCCTCGTCGAATATAAGGCGGAAGGTGCCAGAAGCAAATGCCTTCTTGCTGGCAAGTTCAACTGATGAACTGGGATTTAGCCCCTTCTTTCTTATGCCCTGAAGCTCGTCTAGAGTCTCAACTGAATGGGCTATTTCGGTCATCTTTGGACCGAACGCTTCCTTCTTAGGTGGTTTTAGTTTGTCGATCTGTTCTTCTATAAGCCCTATAATTCTAGGCTTTACTTTTCCTTGCTTAAATGTGACTTCTATATCTCCCTTACTACTCATAAAGAATACGTCAGCATCACCCTTGTTTATGAGGCGATCTGCTTTATTACTAACCCAGTGCGAATGGTGAAAATCTACCTGCTCTGCAGTCTTGTGTTGAACAACCTCAAGAATCTTGCCATCACGAACGTCAAATACACCACCCCAGAAGCGTTTGACTGTACCCTTAAGGCGCATTAAATCGGCGTCGGGAGTTATACCAGTCTCACTACTTCTCATACCACCAAAGATTTCATCAAAGATCTCATCACGAACCGGGACTTTTTTATTTGCCTCGATGATATGCTTGGGAGTAGCCAGTAATCGTCTAGTAGCGAACGCTTCCTTCTTAAACACTAAAAAGTTAACTATAGCGGTACGTTCTTTTACTCTTGGTATAGGTCGTGGGTTAGTCACGGTATTACTAACCTTGTCCACCAACTTTAACCCATACTTCTTAGCCTCGTCAATCATAAACTGAGTAGCCCTAAGCGGCGCACGCTTTCCAGTTTCTTTCAACTTAGGACCAGTTGAGGGGACAGAATCCTGGATTTTAACAACATAGGTGCCACCAATCTCAAGGGCTTTGGCTCCAGCCTTTAGACCTGCTGACCACATCTCCTTAGCATCTTCTGGAGTGTCAAAAGCCGTAAAGCGACGGATTATTCTACCCCCACCAGTTTTAGCTTTACGGACTAGGAAAGGAGGATCAAAGAAGCCGCTCTTTTGTGAGCCAGGCGGAATGGGTGATTTGTCTTTTAGTAGGTTAAAGGTTGTAGCGTCGCCGCCTCGCTTATCAAAACGTAACTTAGGTTTAGGAAGGCCAAACTCTTCATGAGAGCGACCCTGGGAATAAGTAAAATCAAAGTCAAACGGCTTACGTTCCACAGAGCCGCGTTCTACTAGTCTGTTAAATGCCGTTCTGTCAGTCTTAATGCTTATGCTAGAAGTTTCGGCGCTGGGTTTGAACGCCTCGATTCCGGGTGCATCAGGCTTCTCGCCGGGGAAGTCGAAGATGGAGCCAACGGTTCCCACTTCCTTAATAAGGTCCGAAGTGACGCTAAAAGTTTCACCGATGGTTCCCCGTAACAACCTCTTTAAGACAGGATTGCTAGGATCTGTTATAGCCCGACCAAAGCCGTCGTTGATCGTTACCTTCCCATCTACTATCTCTATCCACCCTG